GACCGTTTCAAAACTTACAACGTAATACCCCTTATGGGAAAGAGTAGAAGATAATATGGACGCAAAATCATTTTTCATGCTTGTGCGTGAAATGCGTACAGTGCAAAAAGAGTATTTCCGCCTCCGTTCACATGAGGCATTGACTAAGAGTATGGAGTTGGAACGGAAAGTTGATACAGAAATTCACAGAGTGGAGGACATCCTTGGACTTGACTCTCTATAAAAATGTAGAATATGAAATACAGACATAGAACAACTGGAGAAATAATCAATGTTCTCCGACATAACGAGAGAGGCGATTTTGCCGAATGTACAGACAACAACGGCAAAGTGTATGGTTTGCAAGCAAACCTGTTCAGAGATTATGAGCAGGTCATTGAGGACAAAACCATCAATTGGGAGCAGCGTAGATACGAGATTGCCAAGGCAATGCTCCCTGCAATCTATATGGACGATGGCAATGCACAACGTGCAGACCACTCGCCAATTAATGGCTTTGAGTACAAAACGCCACAAGGCTGTGCAAAAGAGGCAGTCAGTTTGGCTGATGCACTAATCAACGAACTTCAAAAGAAAGAAACAGACAATGAGAACAATTGATTTTCGCGGCAAAGCCGTTGGCAGTGGTCGTTGGGTACATGGTGACTTGGTTTGGATGGGTAGACAACCTGCTATTTTTGAGTATGCAGACTTTGAGAATGGCTGCGTTACAATACAAGAAAAGACACTCGGTATGAATACTGGGCTAAGAGACAAGAACAACCATGAGATTTATGGCGGTGACATTCTTGCACATAATGGCAGAGTTATTGGTCATGTTGTTGATGGTGTTCGCGGTTACTGTTTTGATGTAGTGTATGCCGATCCAGTAAGCACAAGCACATGGTCGTTATACGGAGTCGTTGTCAACGATTATGAAGGCGATGTTGAGGTTGTTGGAAACATCTACGACAATCCCGAAATGGTGAAGAAAGGAGGTACAGTATGAAATGGATTAAACTTTCAGACGAATTGCCACCATTCAACAAAGAGATAGTACTTCTTAGCGAACGTGGTTCCACTCGTTTAACATTCCGCAAGACAAAAGAAGCTACAGATAAGTTCCAAGCCTTGTTACGCAATGCTTGTAAGCGAATTGCCAACATAGACAATCCGTCTCCTATGTATAACGAAATGGGATTGCCTGTACCAAACAAAGCTGAATACAAGTGGAAATACTGGTGTTTGCTTCCAGATAAACCAAACCAATAACGAGGGAGGTGACGAAGTATGAAAGATAAATTAGAAAAAGTTACAGACATATCCCAACTGAAACCGGGAGATAAAATAATTTCTATTGGAGTAACGAGTGAAATACTTGAATTCTTGTGCATTCATCCTCATAACAACAATTACTCACTCTTCCTAAATTCCGATTTAGATGGAACTAAAAAGTTCTGTAATGACAAATTGAGAAATGGGAACTATTACAAGTACTCATATAAATGTGAGGTACTTGTAATGAAAGAGACTATCAATTGGTATAAAGAACAAGTAAATTTCATGGAGAAGTTGCTACATAAACGTGAAGAAAAATGCGCTCACGACAAGCCCGAAAAATAGTCCGCATGGTCAGATACACACCCATCGACCGCATGAGCGACACATGGTTCGACCGTGCTCTCCAGTGGTGTGCAACATACCGCCAACCGCAAATTAAAAAGGCTCTCCGCTACTATTGGAATGGCGTAGCGGACGGCAAGGTTAAGCCATTCTATTACAAAGAAAAACTTTCAAGAAACAAATTCGTATGAAAAGAAGAATTGCAAGAAAAATCGACAACTACAAGGTAATGCCTCAACGCCTTATCAACAAGGCCATGTACCTCTACCTTCGCATCCGCGAACACTGGAGCCTGTCAATAAGAGGCAAGAACTATAGCACCTGCTACGTCATGGACAAGTGGGGACGTGTCCTCATCTACTCACGCTCCTATCCCGGAGGGCGCGTCGAACACGGATTCGGCTACGATGCGTGGCACGATGAATTCGGCAGGCTGTACCCAATCCGTAACCCTAAACGCAAAAGAAAGGCAAGAAGATGATCAACAAAAACAGTTTCATCAAATGTGGAGCATGTTTGAAACGTCATGGTAAACATAAAACAATAAAACAATGAAAACTTACATCGGAACAAAACAGGTTAAGGCCGAACCTATGAACGAATTGGCCGCAGTAGAGAAAGGTTACGCTCGCAAGAACGAGGACAACCACGAATGGCGTGAAGGTTATCACGTGCAGTACACCAATCCGGACGGCAGCACCTACGACTCTTGGTCGCCTAAGTCCGTCTTTGAACAAGCCTACAAGTGTGCTGACAGCTTCCTCGACCGCTTGCAGATAGAGCGTGACGAATTGAAGGAGCGTTACGACAAACTCTCCAACCTTGAAAACGTTGATGCTGTAAAAGAATGCGGTTCAAGGCATGCTTGGATACTTAGTCTACAGCATACAAGCATGGGTATGTATCTTCACCATCTTGAAACTCGCATTAAACTCTTGAAAGATGCGCCATCCCAAACGCAGGGCTAACATGCTCTACAAGCTACGTAGGAGAGGTATTCACTGCAACACCAAGGAGCGGTGCATATACCTCCCCTACAATGAGGATCCAAAGCACTACCCACAAATACCAAGGTTGTGCCGGGAGTTTCACTTCTACGTTCAATTCATCATCACATGAAAATAGGTTTAATAGATGTCGATGGGCATGGTATCAAGAAGAAACGCGGTGCCATGATATACCCCAATCTTGCCCTCTCAAAGATTGCAGCTTATCACAGATGCATAGGAGATACGGTTGAATGGTACGATCCTCTCTTTTGCGATGGCTATGATAAAGTGTACATGTCTAAAGTGTTCAGCTTCTCATCTGACTATGAATACCATGTCAGAGCAAAGGAAATAGTTAAAGGCGGTACAGGCTACGACATTCATTCAGAATTACCAGTTGAAATAGATAATATGCAGCCCGATTTCTCCATTTATGAGAATGTGCCGACTGACACCTCTTATGGTTTTCTTACACGCGGATGCCCTAATAAATGTTTTTGGTGTGTAGTTCCGCGCAAAGAGGGTGCAATTCGGCCTTACTGGGATGTGGACAAAGTGGCAAATGGGCGAAAAAAACTGGTGCTTATGGACAATAATATCCTCGCTGCGGGTGATTATGCTATTGCACAACTTGACAAAATCATCGTAAGAGGTTATCGTATTGATTTCAATCAAGCACTTGATGCTCGTCTGGTTACTGATGAGTTCGCTCTGAGGTTAGCTAAAATTAAATGGATACACTCACGCATTCGTTTCGGGTGCGACACAACGGCCCAAATCAAGGAATGTAAACGAGCAATGGACTTAATACACTCGTATGGCTTTCATGGAGAATTCTTCCTTTACACAATGATTGGGGGTAAGAATGGCTTCCGTGAATGTTACGAACGTATTAACTATTGGCGTGACTTACTGATGTTATACAGAAAGACACATAAAGGCTATGCCGTATATCCATATGCTCAACCTTATCGTGATCCAACGAAAAGAGCAAGCGAGATACCGCTATGGCAAAAGGATATGGCGCAGTGGTGTAATAAACGTATGATTTTTTACACGACTCCGTTTAGCGAATTCACACCAAGGAAGAATTTCAAATGTGAAACGTATCTCTCGCTCTTCTAAACTTAAAACCATAACAATTCTAAAACCCTATATCTTTGCATTATGATTAAACTCTTGGAACGAACACGCCGCCCCGACATAACATTCTCCCGTAATGGCCGCATTTCCATTACGGCAAGAGTCGTGCGGCTACTCTCGCTCCAGCCGGGCGACAGTATCAACGTAGCCTTCCATCTTGGCGAGTGCTATCTGCTTGCAGTCCGGCACCAAAATGCAATAGGACGGCATGTCGCACAGTGTCACCCAACAAAGAAAGGTTCCAAGAACTACTGTGCATCTTCCGTCCTCCTCGCACGGCTCATGCTCGACAACTGCGGCATAAAAGAGCAGCGTGCCTCATTCATGATAGGCCAAGCAGAGAAACGCGACGGCGAAACAGTTTTACCAATAATATTTAAGCATCCGTTATGAACCAAGAAATAAAATATAGTGGCTTCTCCGCTGTGCCGTCCGACTACGAATGTTCCGACGGTTCTCTTGCCGTGTCCATCAACCTGCTGCCAGAAGACGGTGCCTTGAAGCCTATCCTCGCGCCATCAGAAGTTATGCAGCTTCAAGATGGTGAGGTCGTCAAGTTTATACACAAGACTTCCTCTTTCACGCATTACATCGTATATTCTGAGAAGAGTGGAAAAATAGCCTCTATTGACAAGGACACAACAGAACGCATAGAGGTCGGCTCACTATATAGTGTTTCTCATTTCAATGCTGTAGGTAATACATTGCTTGTCTTTACGTCCGGCAGCTTCTATTATTACTTGTGGAAGTCTGGCAAATACGTCAAACTGGGCGACCATATCCCGGATGTTGAAGTATCGTTCGGTCTTGTCGGCCATCCTCGTTTGTTCAGTCTTTCCGATGATAGCAAGAGTACGTTCACCATTTACTTTGATGGTATTTCCGAGGGAGCACTCTACAACGAGTTCACAGAAAACAACAAGACTCGTATCACCGAACAGATAATGGCGAAGGTCAACAAGTTCGTTGCTCAGGAGACTGTAAACAAAGGACGGTTCTGCTTTCCGTTCTTTGTCCGCTATGCCTTGCGTCTATACGACGGTTCACTTGTTTATCATTCCGCACCCATTCTCATGAACCCATCTACTAAGGCAGCTCCCGTTGTATGGTGGAACAGGGCAAAGGGAAAGAATAGCTATACAGAGGCTGTCTGTGACATCATGCTTATGGCTGCATCACTCGACTATAAGGTTGTACGGAATGACGACTCTTACGACCTTAATGACTGGTCAGACATTATCAAGAGTATTGATGTGTTCATATCCAAGCCTATATACACATACGACCAAGAAGGAAAGATTTCTTCCATGTCAGATGTTGACAACTACAATACAAAGTTTATTGGCCGTCTGTATGCCGACAATAAGGACACCGTAACATCGACAAAGGCAGAAGACAAAATACTCGGGCAGTTCTCTTCTAAGGAATTTCTTGACTACTACTGTGAGTGGGAGTATTCTAAGATCTACGCTATATACTATTCGTCTGACCGCTCTTATCCTTCTACGGCTTTCCACATGCCGGAGTTCACTGAAGGAAAGGTGTCAGAGTCTATCAAGAACACTTCAACGTTTTACAAATTGTGTTCACTTGAAATTGCAGATGCCATTGCCGACAACAAGCGAAAGGACATTATTGTTGATGATGAATATCTACAGTCTCTTGTTACGCGCGAGGTTATGACCGACGACTATCTGACGCATGACCAGCTGCATGCTGATTACTCATTCGTCTATAATAGTCGCCTCAACTTGTCCGGACTCAAACGCAAGCCATTCACCGGCTATTTGGCCCAGTCTATGTTCGCATATTGCAATGGACGTTACAACTGGCAACCAAACGGTTCCACACTAAACATATCAATGGCGGCATTCTCTACTGATGATTATTCCATTATGGTTTACATCAAAGAAAACGGACAGGAATATGCTGTGGCTTCCGACGACCGTTTTTATGGAATGGGTATGCAGTTATTCTGTAGCTCTGAAATGGTATCTACCAGCGGTTCAACGCAAACGACGGAAAAGAGTAAGCATTCGTGGGGGTGTTATGTTTTCTACCCAAACCCGAATGCCTACAAAATGGTTATCTATAATTTCAATGCTGCATGTTATGCCATCGACCTCAAACAGCATGAGTTCCTGAATGGTGCCTTTGCTGTCCTCGACTACGAGCTGGTACGTGAAAAGAACTTCACTTCGCTGCCGTCTGTCTATCCGTCACACGAAGACAACAACTTCCCCATTGAGATTGCCAACAAAATCTACACTTCCGAGGTCAACAACCCCTTCTACTTCCCGGTACTTGGTATCAACACTGTTGGCACGGGAGAGATTAAGGGCATCTGTTCTGCAGCCAAGGCTCTCTCAGAAGGACAGTTCGGACAGTTCCCTCTCTATGCCTTCACCTCTGAGGGTGTATGGGCGTTAGAGGTTTCGTCCACCGGAACCTATTCTGCAAAGCAGCCCATCACGCGTGACGTGTGCATCAATCCCGACGGCATCACACAGCTCGACTCCGCTGTTCTCTTCCCAACAGACCGCGGTATAATGCTGATCAGCGGCTCGCAGACGCACTGCATATCCGAAGCCATCAACTCCGAATATCCGTTCGATGCGCTCCGGCTTCCCGGGTTCGACAAGCTGCACACCATGCTCGGACATGAACCTGCAACAGACAAGTGCTTGCCTACGCTGTCCTTCACCAAGTTCTTGAAGCAGTGCCGGATGCTATACGACTATGTTCATCAGCGCGTCATTGTCTATGCGCCCGGTATCACATACGCCTATGTCTTCTCGCTGAAGACAAATCAGTGGGGAATGATGTTCTCTAACATCGTCTCACACCTCAATTCATATCCTGATGCACTGGCCATGGACACAAAAAATGCTGTGCTAAACTTCTCGGTACCTATCACGAATACCGACAAGAGTATTCCCATAACGGATACCGTCAAGAGTCTGTACGTCACACGTCCTCTCAAACTTGAAGCGGCAAACGTATTGAAGACTGTCGCCAGTGTCATACAGCGTGGACTGTTCCGCAAAGGAAACGTATCTACGGCCCTCTACGGTTCACGCGACTTGCAGAACTGGCACCTTGTATGGTCAAGCAAAGACCATTATCTACAGGGCTTCCGTGGCTCTCCTTACAAGTATTTCCGAATTGCCGGTGTAGCCACACTCTCACCAGATGAAAACATCTACGGCGCGTCAGTCGAGTTCACACCTCGACAAACCAACAAGCCGAGATAAAGAAGATATTATTAGGTTTAGTTATTTATTAAGGTTAGATTGTTTTAGGTAACGAAAGATAGTGCAAACCGAACGCAATGAAGCTCGCTTCAATTGCTGAGGTGCAGCCTATCTTATTCAAA